GTTCGAATTAGCTATGTCAGGAAACGTCCCTCTTTTGATTTGGCTTGGTAAGCAAATTCTTGGTCAATCGGAAAAAATAGACCAGAAAATTGACGATTCCAGGGCTGAACAAATATCAAATGATCTTTTCGCATCTTTGATGAAACAAAATGGGCCGCTATAAAGAAGTCAATATTGCAATAAAGAAGCAAGCCGCTGTTTATATAAACTCAGCGGTCAAGGCTGGAGTGGTCCGTAGGTTCTTCGATCAAGATTTCTATGCATTTGCATATCATATGTGCGCTATGAAACTTATTGAAAAGCCCTCTCATAATTCCATGATTCAGGTGCTGCAATCAAAACTCCCCTACAAACTTTTGGTATGTCCAAGGGGAAGCTTCAAAAGTAGCCTTGCTGCAATCGCCTATCCAATTTGGAGACTAACAAAAGACCCTAATCTTAGAATCATGATCGCATCTGAGCTTTACACAAACTCAAAAAACTTCATAAGACAGATAAGATCTATAATTAAATCAGAATCCTTTAGAGCAATCTATGGCGACCTGGTGGGGGAAACGTGGGGAGAAGGGGAGATTATTGTAAAAACTAGAACCGTGGATAAAAAGGAAGCTTCTGTAACCGCCGTTGGAATAGGCACGATAAAAGTTGGAGCTCACGCCGATCTACTAATATTCGATGATATGAATTCCCAGAACAACAGCGACAGCAAAGAGAAAGCCGAAAAAGTAACGGACTACTATAAATATATGCTCTCAATTCTAGATCCAGGTGGGGAGATTGTGATTACCGCAACGCGCTATAGCTTAAATGATTTGCCGGAGTTTATATTAAAGAATGAAATTGGGGATGAGAACGCCTACTTTTAAATTTATCAAAATCGGTTAGTATGTTTTTAGGAGAAAATAAATGTCAACTTCAGATCAATCATTCGCTCGTGACTTTCTTTGTGAAACGCTCGCTATTCCCGCAGGAACAAACGCGACGCTATCTCCTGTACCTGGACAAATAGCGGTTCAATTAAAGTACCTTGCCGGCGGCTCTCTAGCCTTAGTCGGTTCAACTTTCGCTGTGTCAGGCGTAGTTTATGGTTCAACTTTTGCAATCAATAACAATTACATTTTTGGAACTTCTGAGATACTTCGTTTCGATGCAAAAGGCGTTATTGTTTTAGCAGCAACTGGAGTGACCACAACTGTTGGCGTAATTAGATCGCTTTCATCGCCTAAGTCTCTGCTATAGTCCTTTAATAAATGCTTAATAAAAAACTGAAAAAAGGTTTTTACACGGCTAACGGGTGGGCGGTTTGTTATGAATCAGCCATTAAAGATGACGGCTCTTTGTTCTTCCCATCCCGCCTATCTAAAGAGTTTCTAGATAAAATCCGCAAGACTCAAGGCTCTTATATCTTCTCTAACCAATATCAGAATGAAGTAATCCCAACAGAGCATTGCGTTTTTAAACCCGAATGGAAAGTATATTGGGATGAGTTGCCAAAGAACAAAAACACTTTTGCATTTATTGATCCCGCAATCTCTCAAGAAGAACATGCCGATTATACAGCCCTAACAGTGGTCGACGTTGACTCTAATGGAGATTGGTTTGTCCGCATCGCTAGACGTTTTAGGATGAATCCAACTGAGATTGTAGAAATGGTTTTTAAAATAGCCGATCAATTTAAACCCATGTGCATAGGGATTGAGGATTTCGCCTATCAAAAAGCTCTTTTATACATGGTGCATGAGAAATCTAAAATGCTTAAGCGAGTAGTTCCAGTTAAAGGAATCAACTCAGGAAACCAAATATCAAAACTAACCCGCATCCTGGGTCTTGTACCGCGCTTTGAATGGGGTAAAATAAAACTAGCAAGAGGTCTAGTTGATTTAGAAGATGAATTAGATAAATATCCACGATCAGCGCACGACGATATCTTAGATTCTTTGTCAAACATTGAGCTAATAGCGTATGCGCCACAAAAGGAGATAGATAAAAATGAGCAACCAAACGGAACTGACGCAGGAAAATACGAAGAGTGGTATCGACGAAATATTGGACGAATCCAAGCCAAAAAGGAGACAGAGGAGTAGCTCCTTTATAGACTCACAACCAGAACCCGAACATAGATCAGAGACACTTGCAGAATTTGCAGGCCGATGCGAGGAAGCCAAAATCTTAGGTGAAGAATCCATAGAAACCACTATTGAGGTAATCAATCGCTTAATTCCAGGCGGCTTAAAGGGAGCAAGTCATGTTATGTATCGTGGGATTTTAGTTTGTCCTGAGGGGACAACCGATGAGGTTTACAAAAACATGAATCTATCGCATGAAGAAAAGACTTTTAAAACGCCGTCTGGTATTAATTCGGTAGATAGAAATGCATGAGCTGGTGGCAATTTGCATTTTGTCTTTGCTTGTCCTTGTTGAGTTATTCGTTATTGTGCGACTTGTGGATAGACTCATGAGCCGCACTTATTACGATTTTAAACAATCCGAGAGAGTAGAGAAGCCACAAAAACCACAAACTTTAAAAATAGAAGAGGAAGATAATTCTGACCTAGGTTATCTTTCCGATTTTAGATGATATTATTAAAGCATGGGAATCTTCGATAGTTTAATACCTGGGCAGGGGAATGTTCTTGATCGTGTCGAGGCTGATAAGTCTCGCATGCAAGAAATGCAAAACATTAATTGGGTGCGTAATAAATTGGAAGAGATCCGCGCAAGTGCATCTCGACAAGCGCATGAAGCTATCTGGATGAAAAATACAGCCTACGTTTTAGGCTTTCCAGGCGTTCAATGGAATGCAGCGTCAAGATCTTTTGCTCCTGTCAATCGTGCAGCAGGCCGGAAGAACAAAATTCAAGTAAACAAATTGTTACCTGCTCTACAAAACAGACTCTCTAGGTTGTGTAAAAATCAGCCTCGCTATGACGTAAAGCCAAATGACTCCACTCAAGATGCTAAGGATAACGCTAAATTTAAACTCGATATCCTAATATCAAAGTGGGAGGAATTAAGAATCAATCAGAAACGTGCCTCCCTAATTATGTGGGTGCAGCAGACTGGACACGCCTATCTTGGAGGCTTTTGGGATGACACTTTAGGTAATCTAATGGTCGATCCCATGACTGGAGAAACTGATTTCGAGGGAGATATTCGAATTGACGTCATATCCCCTTTTGAGATTTTTCCCGATCCTAATGCAAAAACCTTCGATGAGGCACGCTACTTTATAAGAGCTAAGATTAGACCGCTTGAGTATTTTCAATCACAATATGGAGAGGCCGGAGAAAAGGTCACTGCTGAGGAAACTTGGTTGTTGAGCGCGCAATTTGAGCAACGAATTAATTCTATGAATGTTCGTGGTGCAGGATCTTCAGGTGATTCAAAAAATACTGCTTTAGAGCTTAGTTACTATGAGCGCCCTAGTAAAAAACACCCCAAAGGTAGAATGATCGTTGAGGCTAGCGGAACTAGGCTAGTTGAAAAAGAGCTCCCTTGTGGAAAAATCCCTTTAGTAAAGTTTGACGATATTATTGTGGGCGGAAAATACTATTCAGAATGTGTGACAACCCACGCGGTCCCTATCCAAGATCAATACAATCAGGTGATTCGTCGACGTGCAGATTGGACTAACAGGTTATTGAAGGGCGGCTATGTTTCCCCTCGTGGTAATGGTTTGATTCGAGAAGCGCTAACCGATGAGCAAGCAGAGATTATACAATACGATCCCGTGCCTAATGCACCTGGTGGAGGCGCTCCCATACCCTTGCAAATTCCCATGATACCTCAATGGGCATATACAGAAGAGGATCGCCTAGATTCTATGATGTCAGAGATTATGGGACTCGGTGAAGCGTCACAGGGTAACTTACCCTCTGCATCTATTCCGGCAATAGGGATGCAGCTTTTAGTTGAGCAAGATCAGACGAGAATTGGCATTGAGATTGAAAATCACGAGTACGGTTTTTCAGACATCGGAACTTTGATTTTGGATTACGTGCAAAAATATTATTTAATTCCTCGCAAAATGAAGTTTGCAGGCAAGAACGTATACATTGTTAAAGATGTTTCAGGAGATAAATTAGAGGGATCAAATGACGTCACAGTTGTTCGTGGTTCAATGAATCCCTCCTCTAAGGCATTAAGACGTCAAGAGCTTTTGAATTTATACGATAGAGGATTGCTGGGCGATCCCGCCGATCCAAAAGTGCGTCAAAACTTAATGGCAGATTTAGAGTTTGGGGATATCTCAGAGCCCTACCTTGATAACTCGATTGACCAAAACAGAATCAAGCTTGCTATCGAGCAGATAAAGCAGGGAATTTTGCCCGATATGGACGAGTCAGATAATCATGCGGAGTTTTATAAGGAACTATCGCGCTTTAGAAAATCAGAGAAATATATTGGGTTAGATCCCGAGAATCAGCAGTTGCTGTTGCAGGTTCGCCAAACGCATTTAGATAAAGCTATGGAAGCCACCGGCGCAAAGATGCCTGAGGTAACGCCAGAAATGCAAGAGCAAGCTATGATGGCCGCTGACGATGCGGGAAGTATGGAACAAGAACAAAACCCAATGGATATGGGTGAGAACGTAGAAATACAAGAGGGAGTATAGGGAATGGATTCTTTAAAAGATGCGGTATTGAAAGCCTTACAAGAGCGTAAGGGTCTAACTATAAAAATAGAAATGCCTGATGGCGACGAAAAGGTATTGGGCTCAGAGGCATTAGATTTAAATGATGTCGTTGAGAAAGACGATGAAAAGGTTGAAGAAAAGCCTGCGGAAAAGGTTGAGCAAAAGGTTGAGGAAAAGCCTGAGGACGATGAAGAAATGAAGTCCTTAGTTGCGATTGTTGGCGGTAGTCAGGGAGTGGATAAAGAAGCTCTTGATATGGAAGGCAAAGAACCTAAATCAATCGGTGACAAAGCAAAGATGGCTGCTCTCAAAAGAATAGCTGAACTTAAAAAATAATCATTCATTAAAAGGAGATAAAAAAATGGATATTGAAAATACAGAAATTGAAGCGCCAGAAGTAGAACAAGTCGAAGCCGATGCGCCTGATCCCCTTGAAAATGATGGTAAGGAATCTCTTTCAGAAAAAATCACTAAGAATCCTGACGCGCTCAGTGATTCACAAATTTCGGATCTAGAAAAACTTGAAAAAGTAAAATACAATGGAAAAGTAATATCTGGAAAGGAACTAGCAAGAGAACTCAAAGAGGGATCACTAAGACTTTCAGATTACACAAAAAAGACGCAAGCAATTGCTGAGGAACGTAAATATTACGACAACCTAAGCATTGACCTGCCAAAGCTTAGGGCTAATCCAGCGCTAGCCGATCAATTTAGATCGGTGTACCCGGAGAAATTTCACTGGGTGTTAGACACATTGGAAGCCAAAGGCGTGAAGGTTGCCGAAGAGGCAATCAATAAAGATTTAAGACAACAAGAAGACAAACAGGATTGGAAAAACGATCCTGAATTGCAAGAGACTATAGAGTTCATTCGAGAACAAAAACTTGAAAGCGCTAAGACTCAAGTCAATTCAGTGTTCGATAAATTACAGTCTAAATATCCTGACGCCGATGATGGGTGGGTAGCTGGAGCACTTTCTGCACAGAGAGAAGCCTTAAGAGAGGCGAATCCTGGAATGAAAATGCCTGGCTTAGATGAAAAAGCAGTTGAGAAATTGTTTAAACAATCACACGACTCTTTTGAATCAAGAGC